ACCGCCCCGCACCCGACGGAATAGAGTGAAAAAACCCATAATTAGTTGTAGCGCCGACTAGTGACGAGTTTGCTAAGAACCCGTATTGGGTGGTAACGGTTGATCCCGCTCCAATCGTTCCTTGATTGGATTGATAATGAATCAAATTCGATAGAGTAAATGATGCGGCTTGAGTTGTCGGAGCCGTGCGGTACAACACTGCGTCACTCGTCGTGCTGCTGCCAACTTCCGCGTCCACCAAGAACGGCAGGCTAACGCCCGCGTTGCTTTTAAGAGTACCGCGTACTTGAAAATATGACTCATCCAAGGCGGGTTGGTTAATGCCAACGCCCTTGGTATCAACTTGCAACAGGGCCGTGAATTGATTGGTGCCGTTGATAAAGGCGTTGTTGAACGCTGAGTTCGTAATCGGCGTAAAGGTGTGAACGTCGTCGCGCACCGCTTGTTGGGTGAACGATCCGTTAGGAGATGTAAACGTATTGCCGTTAATTCTGACATACGAACTGCTGCCGGATCGCAGGTACACTTCGTCCACCGTTCCCGCAAACGTTGAACTTGCCAAGAAATCCAAGGTGTCGTTGCCGGTCAGCGCGGTAATATTTTCGGTATATGTGCCACTTGCGCTACGTGCCGTACCAGTGACGGTTGTGCCCCCAGTAAGGCGAGGGGTTAGCGTGCCTGCCGATACCGTGATGGTATAGACCAACTGATAAGTCGCGTTGGGAGAAATGACGACCGGAGAATTGCGCGTTTGAGACAACGACGACGATACGCCCGCCGCTTTTGTAGCAACACCCGCGCCGATGCTCCAGCCCGTTCCCAGTGTCCAATCTGAGCTGCTAGTAAAACTCGGGTTAAGGACAAAATTTCCAGAACTGAACTGTATTGCGCCACGGGCTGCGCCTGCCGTCGCGCCGCAATCCTTGAAGATGTTGCCGCTTATGGTTAGACGGTCAACCGAATACACGGTTACCGCAAAATCACCGACGCCGTTAACGGAAATAAACTCATTGTTGGCTAACGTAAAATCCAGTACGTTTGTACCCGGATACCCTAGTAATGACGATGCTCCGCCGACAAACGTGTTACCGTCCATCAACACATCTTTGCAATTCCACAGAGCAAAACTACGACCAAAGGTGCTAGACCCCGTTGGAAATTTAACAAAGTTGTTGCGGATACGAATGGCAAAATTTTGCGTGGAATCCGTTACAACAGGGGCAGGCGGATTGGTAAACGGCGAACCAAATTGAAAGAAAATTCCGTAAGCGTTGTTAGTGGTTGCGCTCGGAATATCAATGTAGTTGTTTTCAATGTTGAACCCGGTCGGCCAGGTCGTGTACGCCACATAAGGCAAAAGCACGGTGATGGCCGCAACACCCGTGTTCAAGTCGTAAATCTTGTTGTTGCGGATGCTGATGTCTTTAACAACGTGATAAGCGTTGGAATCTGGCTCAATATCAATTGCACCAGGCATCGTATTTCTGGTGGTGCGGGTGATGAAGTTGTTGTCAATATTCATGCCATCGCAGTCGATGACGCTAATACCGTTGCGGTTGTCCTTGATAATGCCATCAATGTAGCAATCGCGGATCGTCACATTGATGTTGTGGCGCTCTTGGCCTGCAAGGTCGCCGCTACCAATGTAGATACCGTCACCACGGAAGCCTTCAATGACGCAACGCTCAATCAAGCAGTTGCGCACGCCGCTGAACGAGATGTTATGAATGAACTCGCTAAACCCAAGAGACACCACCTGTCCAGAGACTTTCAAGTCTTGAATGGTGACATTATCTACAAACGACGACGGGCCGCCCGAGTTAATGTACAGAGCGCCTTGACTTGCGGTTGTGCCCGTATAATTGATTACCGACGATGCGCCTTCGCCAAACAGCATGTTGTTGGATTTAAGGTTAATGGCACTTACGACTCGGTAAGTTCCTGCTGGAATAAATACTACATTGTTCGCAGTAAGTGCCGCTTGAATTGCAGCAGTGTCATTTGCTATGCCATCGCCTATTGCACCGTAATTTTTTACGCTAATCGCATAAACTCTATCTTGAATTGCGTCAAGTACAGACTGTGCAGTAACACGTAGTTCAATACGACTATTAGCAGGAAAAGAACTAGCTATTGTACTTTCTTGCGCACGCACTATAGTCATTGTGTCGCCAGCGCGAGTAGTTACTTTAACTACTTCATAAGTACCACCAGTGCTAATAAGCGTAGCATAAAAATAATCAGTTGCAGAATTTAAAGTAGGAAATCTATTACCTTCACCAGCGGCAACAGTTACGCTTACATCTACTGTATTTATAGCTATAGAAATAGTAGAAAAAGCATTATTTTTAAGTTGAACAGTCATTTTATACTCCAAATGATTGCATTTTTGCCGTCATTGTACCACGAACATTTCCTAAATTTGCACGAGCACGACGCTCAGTTAACTGAAAAATATACTGTTTGGCATGATAGGAAGCAAGTTCCCGATCGGTCCAATTTGCATTTGGAAGTACAAGAAGATGTTGCAAAGCACCGTGAATAATTACGTCTTCCAATTCATTAAACACTATTTCATCCATTCCAGTTGCTGTGCGCTTTGGCTTTAATGCTAGAAATATACGCACTTCATAAACACGTTCGTCATCTGGTAATGGAAGAATAATGTACTTATCTGGTGATAACTGACATATGGCAGATGGTGTGCTTGCGTCTGCTAGAAATGAATCTGGTAGAACAAATGTATCTTGTTGATTGTATTGTCCGTCATTAAATTCAAAATTATTAAATCCACCAAGAGGTGTAGCACTCCAAAGTAAATTTATACTTTCACCACTGTACAAATCTGCCCAACATGGCCATTGATAAATAGCTTGTTCAAGTGTTAATTTATTAAGTGGGTTACAATTTACCAATGCATCGAAAAGAACGTGCACATCAGTATTTGCTGGTTTATCGTAAAAATACTCATGGACACCAGGCAGCAAATTAAATAGTGCGGGTTGATACCGCCAAAACAAAGTGCGCTCACATGCTCGAATTGCGGCATCTCGAATATAATTAAGAACCAAAGGATACGGACACCCCGGTACGCTGGGGTTGATTTGATTTACTAGCGTTGAGAACTCACGGTCTGCCATTAGATTACCTGCCGTGGGTCAAGGCCGCTGTCCTTGGTATCCGTTATAACTCTTGACTGGAGATTTACCCCCAATGCCTGAGTATACGCATCCTGAAACTGTTTGTATCTAGCCGCGTTCTCACTTGAGTTTTCAATCCCAGAAATTAGCATAAGCACGCCAGTAACCATGGTTGGCTGAAACCCGTCTGGGAGTAATGCGATGGTTTGGTTAAGCGTATATGCAGGAGGTGACTGGACATACTCTCCTGAAAGCACAATACCTGCAGAAGGGCGAGGGTAAAGAAAGTACCGGTTAGGATTCTGCACATGCCGCATGTAGTTAACTGGAGTTCCTGCAGCATCAGTACGCCACTGCGGGTAAAATTGATCTATAGTTTCCCGCGAAACTTCCAGTATGGCGTTGCTATTTTTAACACCGAAAATATTTACAAGACGAATAGAATCTGCAGGCATGGACTGTTCAACAGCCCCAGCAGTTGTCGAAATATCCGTCATCAGCGTAAATACATCGGGCCGTAAAATAGCCGTTTGCCGCAAAATTTGATTAACAAATCCAAGTAGTGCTGCAGCCGTGTAAGTATCAGGAGTGCGCAATAACCCGTTGTCCTGCGCTAACCTTCTAACATCTACAATAATGTCATTAGGTGTCATTGATTAGCCCTCTGCGCAGTTCCAGTTCCACCGTCTTCCCTATCAGTTACCGTTCTGGACTGAAGATCAACTCCAAGGGTCTGAGTAAACGAATCGTAAAACAACTTTGCGCGCCCAGAATTAACATGCTCATTATCGACAGACTCTGCCAAGTAAACCGTTCCGTCTACCAAGGGTGGCAGATAAGCATCTGGAAGCACGGCGATATTTGCCGACAAGGTATAAGTCGGAGGTGTAACTACGTACTCCCCAATAAGCACAACTCCAGAGGAAGGCCGGGGATAAAGGAAGTACGCCCGTGGATTACGCGGATGCCGAATGTACTTGGTTGGAGTTCCTGCCGGATCGGTAGTCCACTGCGGGTAGGTTCTATCAAACTGATCCCGGTCTACTTCTTCAATAGACGTACCGTTCTGTACACGAAAAATTTCAACAAGCCGAACTGCCGTAGATGGCAGACTTTGCTCGGAAAGATTAGGCGTTGTGGAAATTGTCGTAACAGTTGTAAACAAATCAGGACGTAATACTACCATTCGCCGAATTGTCTGATTAACAAACCCGAGCAGCACGGTATCGCTATAGCGAAACGGGGCCGATTCATCCTGAACCAGCCTCCTAACTTCCGTGATTACATCCTGCGGAGTCATTAAGGTAGTCGCCTCGACGCGTCAGCCGCCAACTCGGGCGGAGTATAGGACGGAGGTTCAGGAATGTCATCAGTAGAAAAGTCAAGCCCGCCTTTCTTCTTTCTACCACGCTTGGCTTTCTCTACAACGTCTGGTTTAACAAAACGCTCTGGAAATGCTTCTTCTTCCGTTACTTCCTCACAGACGGGATTAGCGGCAAGAATTGGGTCCCACTCGTAAATCCATCCGTCAAGGCGATGTCGAAGATACCGAGGCATTATTTTTTCCCCAACTTCTTCAGAGTCTGGGCTAGACGAGCACGCTGACCCATCTTGCCCGGAGCCTTGGCAGCCTTAGCAAGTTTTGCAGCAGGAATCGTCTCACCTTTCTTAACGCCCATTGCCACACGAAGTGCACCGGGCTTCTTGATTGCTTTCTGAATCCACTTCTCAGCCATAATTATTTCCTCTTACCTGAAGGTGATACCGGCCAAGATTGTCTTGCCGGACTAGTTTTTTTACCTGCCATGGACCTTTTTTCAGCGGCCGTCATCCTACCTGCGGCTTTAGCCGGTCGACATGCTGGGTAACTGCGACTGGACTTTTCAGCCCCTGAACGCCCGCATGGTTTACCCGTCTTGATATCGACCCACTTCTCGCCAAACCATTTACCAAGTCCGCCTTTACTTGCCACGTTTCACCCGGTTATCGGCCCCAGACCAAGACCCGCCACGCTTCTTATATTCCTTAGCAGCCCAAGCATTTGCGTAGGCACTTGGATATACATCAAACTTACTCTTGGCAGCAGACTTAACCCGCGACCAAAGAGCCTTATTGTTTGGAGTTGATTTAGCCATTTAACAATTCCATGCTTTTAATGACAATGCTTTGCGCGTTGGCCGTCCTTTTTCATCTTTCATTGGCCCCGGCATTCCGGACATTCTCGCGCAAAATGATTTTCGTCTGGCCGCATCCTTCTTGGTTTTTGGATTCGGCGCAGGCGGCTTCAATCCCGGTTTGCCAGGATTAGCGCGATTGTAGGAAGCCCTGCCTTTAGCGTTCAAACCGCCAGCGGGATTTTTCCCTTCTTTCCTTTGCCATGCGGGAGTCTTTGTCATTACCCAATCCTGTGAGTTACAAGAATTACAGATGGAACTGCAGGATATGCTGGAGGGCCAACTGCTGCTGCAATGTGCTCGATGTCAACGTTTGCATTATCGACCATTACAACAGCTTCGATGTATTGCCCGGCAGTTACTGATTCAAAAATAGTAACTTCTAAAAGGGTTTTTCCACCGTCTCCTGTTTTTGGCACAGTAACTGTTGAATTACTATCTGCGATATCGGTTCCATTTTTACGAAACCAAATATACCCGTTGTGGTCACTAGAGCCTTTATTATCAAACTGCACACTAATGGTGACGGAGTAAACACCAGCGGTGTCGTAAGTAATTTGTGAATTAGAGGCAACAGTAATACCGGTATTGAATGCTGACGAATTGTTAAACGTCAAAGCAGTTGGAGTATTTGCCGCTGGAGTTTGATCCTGCGTAGAATAAAACTGACCATATTTGCGACCTGCAAGATCAGCAAATGGAATGGTAGAACTAGCAGTAAATGCAGAAGTACCGTTGCCTTTAACGTATCCCGTTAAAGTTGATGCTCCAGTACCGCCATCTGCAACCGGAAGATCACCAGTTAAACTGGAAATACTTACTCCGGTAATAGTTCCGCCAGTAATTGCGGCTTTTGAAAACGCAACAGTTCCATTTCCGTCTGGGGAAAAAGTGATGTTACCGTTAGTATTAATCGAAGAAATAATGTTGCCATCAATCTTAATGTTATCTACAGCAACGGCCCCTGTAGAAACTTTTAATGCAGTAGCAACGCCAGTGCCGCTGTACACCGTTTTTTCAATAGCGGTTGGACCATCGTCAACATGAAGAAGTTGATCGTATGTACTGGATACTGAACTGCCAGTAAGATTCGTAGGCATTCACTATCTCCAAAGAAGGCAAGGGGGCTTGCGCCCCCCGCCAATTTTATTACGCAACACTAAACGTTAAGTTATACACCGGAAAAGTCACCGTATTAGCAAGCGTGCCTGTAACCGCTGCCCGAAGACGCAAACGGTCTCCCGTCACTACAATCAAGTTTGCAGCCGTACCGTTCAAAGTCAACGACCGCCGAGCGTTAGCCGATAGCGCGGAGCCGCCGGTTGATTTCGTCATGTTGGCGTCGGTCGCCGCAAGCATCGCAGTTGTACTAGTGCCCGCCTGCCCCAAGTTGGTGATGCTGAAGGTGATGTAGTTGGTATTGTTGGCCGCGAGGGCGTCAAAGCCAGAAAAATCTGCACCTGTTAGCGTACCGTCCGCCGGAACAATAACATAAACGTCATTGTTACCTGTTGCAGTAGCAATGTTTGCACCTTGTTGAAAGGCAGAAAAACCACTGCGTAGGTTGTTAAGAGTCTTAGTCGTAGCACTTAATGTGGAATTATTAAGTGTTACGTTATACAACGTGCCGCCTTGAATGGTCACGTTGTCTTGGGTAATACCAGTATAAACACCCATATTTGTCTCCTTAAGAGAAGGGGGCCGAAGCCCCCGACCCTAATTTAGGCAGCCGCAACGTTAGCGACGATGGCGAAAGCATTCACCACGCAGTTAGTCGGAGCAGCCGTGTTGAGGAGGATGTCAATCGTATCTGCCGTAGCAACGACAGTCGGATTGGCAAGGTTACTGATGCCGTAGCCAAGAGCGTTCGAAGCCAGATCGTTCGTATAAACATCGGCAGCAGCGGGCGAACCACCCGTGAAACCAAAGTCAAACGTAGCGGTCGTGTTCGTGCTCTCAACCTCCGTTACCTGCAAACCGGCCGAAAGAACGACCGAGCCAGCGGGCAACGAAATCACCTGCAGCGTATCACCAGAAGCCAGAGCCGTAGCACCAGCAGCCGAACGAGCAGCCACAATTGCGGCAAAATCAAGTTCAACAGAGAACTTGGAAACTTCCGTCACATTAGACGGAAATGCCGCGCTTCCCTTGTTGAAACCAAGCGAGTCAGTATAAGCAGCCATTTTATTTAACTCCTACAATTAGGCGAGCGTAACGACGGACTGGGCCAGCGCCTCACCCTTGACAACCTTATAGCCGTAGACCTGAAGGCCACGGACAATGTTACCAAAGGTCGACTCCGAACGGATCGTTTCCATGTTCGTCATCTGCGAGGCAAAGGTAAAGCCCATCTTGTGACCAGCGATAAGGTTGAACTTACTACCGGTATCTACCTTGAGGTTGTGGCTCACATACAGAGTGAACCGATCAACCATACCAAGACGGCCATTACGCACAACCGAAACGCTATCGCCGGTAAGCGAAGCATCCTTCAGTTCCGACTTCTTGATAAGACCAGCCATCTTGGCAGGAATCACCACGAAGCGGTTTTGCTCAGGGGCATTCGCCTCATCCAGAACAGTACCGAGGTCAACCAGCAGATCAACAACCGAAGCCGTGCCCGACACACCATCCTTAGTAACCGCCAACGGAGCGCCAGTGGTACCGAGGTTGAACGTGCCAGAAATGCGGCCAGCCGTAGCGCCTTTGTTCAGCGCATCGATATCAGGCAACAGATCAGTCAGCACACGGGTGTCGATCTTGATCTTCATACGCTCAGAGGCGTCCTTAGACCAAGTATCCATCAGGTTGATATCGGCCTGAACCTTGTCCACGTCGTCTTCGACACACGCGAAGTATTCGCCCTTGTCGATCAGCAGTTGGATTTTCGGCTTGTCCGGGTTCTCAACGGTCAGGGTCTGACCCTTCACGTAATCACGGATGGTGATTTCCGGCGTGGTACGGATATTGACCGTATCACCGTAGGAACGGATCTCACCTTCGTAGTCCGCGTTCGCGATAGCAGACAGAACAGTCGCGTCGTAGAAATTCTCGATCAGCTTACCGGACCAAATCTCGGGGATGAAGTTGCCCGAATAATTGGGACGCCCGGGGGATACAGGATAAGACATGGTATAGCTCCTCTAATTACGCAGTCCTTTGGATACGATTCTCTCGCTGTGCAGCGAAGATATCGCGTTCGATACGATCCCGTTCCTGCTCCCGCCCTTTGAACTTACCCGACCGGACATCATTGAAAAACTTCTGGATATCCTGAGGCGTGTAGATCTTACCCTTATTGGCAGGTGCTCGAGTACCGGTGCCGCGTGAGCGACCCGGAGCTACCTGTTTCTCCAATTCGGACGTAGCGGAAGTGGTGGGACCACCAGAGTGAGCAACAGTATTTTGGCCAGTACTATTCAGCCAAGTACGGAAGATATTGGCCACGCGCTTGGAATCGAGCCCGCGTTGAGCGTCTTCAAGGTATGTTTGCCGGGTAATACCGGTCAGCGGATCAATCTCCAACAGCCACGAGTGGAAGGCTTCATCGGCATTCACAGTGCGGATATTCGGAACAGACGAGGCCAGATCGGCCCAAAACTGCTGCTCCGCAGACATCTGTTCGCGATGTGCCACAGCTTGAACCTGAGGCACGATATTGGTCTGCATCTGCTGAAGTGCCTGTTCGATCTGAGCCAGTCGCCCGGTAAGGGAAGCCAACTCCTCTCGCGACACTCGCCGCATCACATCGATAGACTCGCCGTATTCCTCAACATCTTTATC